CGTAGTTATTTTACTGCGAGACAAGAAAAATGTTGATAACATCAAGTCTGCTTTCAATGCTTCAAAAGAGTCTCACCAAAAAGAAGTTGAAGCAATCAACCAAGCTCACAAAGAAGAAATAGAAAAAAGAGACAAAATAATTTTAGATTACAGCAAGACTGTTATGAAACTTGATGAGGAATATAAAAAGCAAAAACTAAAACTTCACGAGTGGGAAAAGAAAAAAGTTAAAAAAATTGTCGAAGAGACGCATAATGATCCAGAGGGCAGAACCGCAAGAATTGCTAATGAATTTGGTTTTGAATTGGTGACAATAGATGACACGACTGGTTAGTATATTTTTAACATTTTCAATTATTCTTATTCCTGTTAATTCTTATTCTAATCCAAAAGTAGCGGAGATTAAGCAGGGACAGAAAGCGCCTTATAATGGTATTCTTTACAACTATGAGGCGAATGCGGTACTATTAGCCGCTAAAGAGAAGGGGCAACTGGAATGCTCACTACAGCTGAAACACAATGCAGCTAAGGAAAAGGCGAAGTGTGATATGTTAACGTCGACCGTCAAGGCGTCATTGGATGCCACTGAGAAGAAATACAGCGCAATTTTAAAAATTAAGAATGGTCAAATTAATCATCTTGAAAAGATAACACTTAATCAACCCAACTCACACAACCACTGGTGGTTTGCTGGTGGATTTATAGGCGGCGTCGCCTTGTCGTTGGGTATATTTTATGCAGCGGTACAGACGGCAAAATGAGTAAAAAAAAGGATTTAAATTATATTGCAAAAATAGAACAAGCTATAGCAGAAAAATATGGCGATATAACAATACAGAACCCGGCGAAATTTTGGAATGAAGAAAAAGAGAAAGAATATTTAGAGGAAATTAAAGAGATCAGTGCACGCTCTATAGAACAGCAATATGATGAGAAGGTTGAAATAAATGGTTTTTTTATTCCCAAGAAACTAATTAATAAAGATACAAACAGGGTGTGTCCCACATGTGGTGCATATTCTTTTAAAAGACAAGACGACGTTTATATGATTAAACACGGGTGTTGTTATAAATGTTACCTTCTATATGAAGATAAGAACTGGAGAACAAAAAATGGCGGAAAAGAAGGGCAAGACGACTCTAGAGATAATTAGAGCCATTTCACAGGCGGCATCGAAAGGTTTTGACGGCGCTTTAGAGGAAGATGGGTTTTTGGACTATAAGGGTGGTGGCGAACATAAGCGCTTGAAAATGGGCCTTAAGCGTGATGATGGAGATCCAATTCTGGACAAAAGAGTTATTGATGGCTTTAAGGTAAAATTTCAAGGCAATAAGTTGTGTATACATTATCATGGTGAAGTTAGCCTAAAGGATATACACCGCCGCGGCCCAAAAAGATACGAAGAGGAAGTGGAGGCTATGTTCGGAGAAATTTCCAATTTCTTAAAGAAAGAGTATAAAAAGGTTACGGGGAATTCTTTAACTTTGGTTTCAGAAGGAGAAGCAGAATCTTTAATACAGAGAATGAACCGTGTGCGAAATTGGGTACAATCATACAAGTGGTACAAAATTGGCAATATTTCAGATACCGTTGGCACGGAGGCCGGCCTCGACAGAGACGATGATCCGCTTATCAAAAAACGCGGCGATGCTATTAGAAATTTCTTAGCGTTAAGTTCAAAAAGAAGTGCAGCACCCAAACAGCCCGCGAGACCCGGGCTGGGCGAAGTTGATGTAGGATAATAAAAAATTGAATGGCAAAAAATTACCGATTAACCAAATCCGATATCAAAAAAGAACTCATTAAGTGTGGCCGAGATCCCGCTTATTTTATTAATAATTATGTAAAAATTACTCACCCCATGAGAGGGTTGGTACCATTTACTCTTTATCCTTTTCAAGAGCAAACAGTTAAGGACTTTAAAGATCATCGCTATAATATTGTTTTAAAGGCTAGGCAGCTTGGTATTTCAACAACTATTGCTGCATACATCACTTGGTTAATGTTGTTCCATCGCGGCAAGAACATTGTTGTTATTGCAACGAAACTAAGCACGGCTGCCAACCTTGTTAAAAAAACAAAATTGGCAATGAAATCATTGCCAGAGTGGATGATGATTTCTAAAATTATCATTGATAATAGAAATTCATTTAAACTCGACAATGAAAGCGAGGTCAAGGCGATCTCAACTTCTGGCGATGCCGGCCGTTCTGAGGCGCTATCTTTGTTGGTTGTTGATGAGGCTGCAATTATTGAAAATTTAGAAGAACTGTGGGCGGGTTTGCAACCAACGTTATCAACCGGGGGCGACTGCATTATTGCTTCGACACCCAAGGGCGTAGGAAACAAATTTCATCAAATATATAGCGAAGCGCTACAAGGAATAAATGATTTTAATCATATGAGCTTACCATGGAGCGTTCATCCCGAAAGAGATCTCTCTTGGTATGAACAAGAGACGCGGAAAATGTCCAAGCGCGAGATAGCACAAGAGCTAGAGTGCAGTTTCAATATGTCCGGAGAGACTTTATTATCAGGCGAAGATTTGGAAAGAATGCAGTTGGAGCTTAAAGAGCCAATTTATAAAACTGGATTTGATAGAAACTTGTGGATTTGGGAGAGATATGATCCCAGTAAGAAATATTTTTTGGCGGCCGACGTGGCCCGCGGCGACGGCCAAGACAATTCTACATTTCTTATTTTTAATTCTGATACCATGGAATGCGTTGCTGAGTATTGTGGAAAGCTTCCGTTGGATGAATTTGCTCCACTAATTTTTGAGACAAGTAAGGAATATGGCTTTTGTTTGACAGTTGTGGAAAATAACTCAATTGGGATGTCTGTGCTGGATAAGTTGCGAGATATGAAACATCCAAATATTTATTGGTCTAAGAGGGGGACTCACGAGCATGTCGATCAACATTTAGCGGAACATCAAAGTTCTGCAACTCCGGGTTTTACAACCTCTATAAAAACTAGGCCGCTGATTGTTGCAAAGCTTGAAGAGTTAGTAAGAAACCAAGTTATTAAAGTGCATTCGCACAGAATGATGAATGAGTTTAAAACATTTATATGGAGCCATGGTAAGGCACAGGCAATGAGGGGCTACAATGATGATTTGGTGATGGCCTGCGCAATTGCGTGTTGGGTGAGAGAAACGGCGCTAGTGATGAACCAAAGAGATTCAGAGTATAAGAAGGCAATGTTGGGCGGAATTATGTCGTCAAGCTCGGTTTTGAATACAAAAATCCACGGCATGCATGGATATGGCAGAAGCGGCGTAGTAGATAAGTATGGCAATACTATAGTTTCTCAGGGTACAAATAGGCAAGTGGCGCATATTGACAATGTTTCGTATAAAGAAAAAAAGACTAAAATGATTCCATTTTTTATTAGGTAAGAGATATGGCACAAAAAAATAAAGCTTCATACAGAAATCCAAATAACCCAGAGCATGGCTTATTTAAAAGGCTAACAAGATTATTTTCCGGCCCAATTGTAAATTATCGCGCTCAGCAAGTTCGCGCAGACCGACGAAGACATTTGGATAAATATTCTAAGACTTTTAAAACTGCCAGCGGCCAGCAGTTTAAGAAAAAATCATATAATCCATATGATAATATGATGGCGAACATAATGGTTAATCAGCACCGCGCAGAGCGTTATGCTGATTTTGATCAAATGGAATATACGCCGGAATTGGCTTCGGCCATGGATATATATGCAGACGAAATAACCACCCATTCAGAGTTTGGTGATTTATTGAGAATAGATTGCAAGAACGAGGAAATTAAAGAAATACTCCGCACTTTGTTTTATCAGGTTCTAAATATAGAATTTAATTTATATGGCTGGGCGCGCAATTTAGTCAAGTATGGAGATTTCTTTTTATATTTAGATGTTGATGAAAACATTGGCATTAAAAGCGCAATAGGCTTGCCCGGAATGGAAGTCGAAAGGATGGAGGGTGAGGATCCAACGAACCCTAACTATGTTCAGTATCAGTGGAACTCTGCTGGAATGACTTTAGAAAATTGGCAAGTGGCACATTTTAGAGTACTTGGAAATGACAAGTATGCGCCATACGGCACCAGTGTTCTGGATCCTGCTAGAAGAATATGGCGCCAAATAACTCTTTTAGAGGATGCTATGATGTCTTATCGTATTGTCCGCGCCCCTGACCGCCGTATCTTTTATATTGATGTTGGCGGCATACCACCAGAAGATGTCGAATCTTATATGCAAAAAGTTATGACACAAATGAAAAGACATTCGGTTATTGATAGTAGCACCGGCCATGTTGATTTGAGATATAACCCCGCCTCTATAGAGGAAGATTTTTTCGTCCCAGTTCGCGGCGGCCAGTCGACTAAAATTGAAACTCTACAAGGAACTACGTGGGGAAGTGATATCGAAGATGTCAAATATTTGAGAGACAAGTTGTTTGCTGCTATCAAAATTCCGATGTCTTATTTGATCCGCGGCGACGGAGGCGAAGAGGATAAAACCACTTTGGCACAAAAAGACATTCGTTTTGCAAGAACAATACAGAGGCTGCAGCGCTCTGTAATCTCAGAATTGGAGAAAACTGCAATTGTGCACTTATATACTTTGGGTTATCGCAGCGAAGATTTAGTATCATTTAAATTACACCTACACAATCCTTCAAAGATCGCACAGTTACAAGAACTTGAGCACTGGAGAACAAAGATTGAATTGGCTGAATCGGCCGCGGCCCGTTTCTTTAGTAAGCGTTGGATATCGAAATACATGTTGAACATTTCTGAAGAAGAGTTTGTTAGAAATCAGCGTGAACGTTTTCACGATGCCAAGAGTGATGCTGCCATGGCGAAGCTTGCAGAGGTCGCCGGCGAGATAGCCGGTGCCGCAGAACTCGGCGCAGCCGGCCTCGGCGCTGATCTTGGTGGTGAAGAAATGGCCGCTGAAATACCGCCCGCCGAAGAAATCGAACCACCCGCTCCCGAGCCCGCCACGCCTGAAGAGCCTCCCGGGTTATTGGTCGCTCCCGGCGGCGCCGAGGCGCCAACGCCCCCCGGCAAAAGAGATGAAGATTATTATTGGCAGAGAGTTAAGAAAAATCCTGTTGGCCTGCCGGATCAAACTACGACTGCGAATGCAAAGGGGAAGTGGTATACGCCGGTCACAACAGATAAAAGAACAGGCATGGCGCCACGAAAGAAGAATATGATGTCGCAGGCCGGCCACAAACAAGGTGGTCGTAAAGGTAGGCACCCCGGCATCACTGGATTAGATTCGCTAGCCTATGGTATTTCAGAAAATGACTCTAATTATAATGTTGTAGAAAATACTATTTTTAAGACTAGTCATGAGATGAAAATGTTGATTGAAAGCTTGGAGACCAAGGAAAATGAAAATGAAGCACAATAAGAAAAGAAATACCGCTTTTCTTTATCAAATTTTAATAAAAGAATTGACAAAAGCAACTATTAATGAAAATGAAGAAAGAAAGAAAGTAGTTGTTTCTATTTTAAAAGAATTTTTTGGTAAAGGCAAAACGCTGAAAAGAGAACTGGATCTGTACAACACTCTTTATAAAGTTAGGAATTTGTCGGAGAAAGATGCAGAAAAACTTTTAGACGAAACAAAGAGAGTTTTTTTGGGATTAAATAATCAACACATCTTCAACGCGCAGACCAATTTAATTAAAAAAATTAATAAAAGCCTAGAGCCTAGGGTATTTTCAAATTTTGTTCCCAATTATCGTTCTATGGCAACCATATCTCAAGTGTTTAATAAAGAAATCGCGCCAAAAGAAAGGGTGATTTTAGAAAGAAAAGTTATAAATCATTTGTTGTCTAGTGAGAAAATACAAAAGAAGGGTGAGTTAAAATTGAATAACTCGGTTTATAAAGTTTTTGCAAAAAATTTCAATTCACAATATAAGAATTTATACGAAGAACAGAAAGAGTTATTATCCAAATATGTTTCTTCTTTCCACGATAATGGCTTAGAGCTAAAAATATATTTAAATGAAGAAATTGCGCGTTTAAAAAACAGCATTAATAATTCTCAAGAGCTTAAGGAAATTAAAGAAGATTCAAATATGATTGAAAAAACAAAGAAAGTTTTAGAAGTTTTAGATAATTTTAAAGGACAACACATTACAGAAAAAACATTAGAAAAAATTATTAAAATACAGCAGCTAGTAAGAGAAGTAGAAAATGATTAAAGAAGAATTAAAACTTATAATTCAACCAAGCGCCCCTACAGATGAGATGTTTGAGGAGCCTCCGATTGTTGTTAAGGTTAAGAAAGAGACGTTGCCGATAAAAATCACCGTCAAAGAGCCACTAAGAGTTTATCTTAACCTAAGAAGGGCGCTTAATGGCGATTATATGGTATTTGACCACCCACTGTACGATATTGTCATTCTAAAATCTAAAAATAAAATTTTGACTTTTCCGAAGACTGATATACAGATAGATTCTTATCCTTCACAAAATAAATTTTTTAATTATCTCAAAAGAAAGGGTATAATTATTCCCGACACAATACAGGGTGGCAATATTTATGGTTCCTTGGAAGCTACATATCCAATAAACAAAGACTTGAATACTGTTGAAATTTTGTTATTTGTTATTTACCATTTCTTTAAGAACGAGATCAAAGAAATTGAGCTAGCGCTAAATTATGATGATGAAGTTGAAAGTTTGTATAATGATCCTTCAGAAAAAGACTCAACTGAATTGGGAGAAGTGCCCCATTCGGAGAAGAAAGGTTCTATCGATCCCGGGCTGCGGCCATATGGTCTAATTTATAGATTGTGAGGTGTGTGTGGACTTAATTTGGTTTATATTAACTGCTTATGGCTTAACACAAATTTTAGTTTATGGCAGCATTTTCAACTTAATAAGACCCACAAAAGGATTCTTTGGGGAACTATTTCATTGTCCGATGTGTTTGGGTTTTTGGGTAGGTGCTTTTCTTTACGGAATTTCCTTTTATACAGAACTATTTACATTTGAACTTAACTGGGCAAATCCAATTATTTTGGGCAGCTTGAGTTCGGGCACCTCATACGCCTTAAGTATGTTATTTGGAGACGAGGGAATAAATGTCAAACGCAATTAATGTTTTTGTTGAGAACCGATGGATGCTGCAGCCACCGCGACTTTGCAAAGGCGGCTGCTGTATCACGCGGGTAACGCCCGCTAGGAATAAAAAGAATGAAGATGAGAATTGATCAACTTAGGCGAATAATTCAAGAAGAATTGAAAAGCGTCATAGAAACAAATGGTCCCGAGGGCATGCCCACTGTACAATTGCCAAACCCGGGCTTACAGCGTTTGAGCGAGTTGCTTCCTAAATTAACACCAGAAGATCTCGAAAAAGTTGCAGACTTTGCAGACGGGCTGGCACGATAGGCGGATTAAATTATGAACAAAAAGTATGTCTTAAGAGAATTTTATGAACTATGTGAAGGTGGCGTCTGCCAAGATCTCTTAACAGAGGAAGAGAAGAGGATGGTGAAAGATGGCGATGCTATGTTTTTAACCGGAATAATGCAAAAATATGATGTTGAGAACGGCAACGGAAGAGTGTATGGGAAAAAAGTGCTGGAAAGGGAAGTTAAAAATTATAAAAAAGTTGTAGAAGATAATCGTGCTCTTGGCGAACTTGACCATCCCGAAACTTCTGTAATTAATCTACAAAATGTTTCTCATATCGTAACTGATGTCTGGATGGATAAGGAAAAGGTGATGGGGAAAATAAAGGTGTTAGAAACTCCGTCTGGAAAAATTTTAAAATCGCTGGTGGAAAGCGGAGTCAAGGTGGGGATATCATCCAGAGGATTAGGCTCGGTTACAAAAAGAGATAATAAATCTTATGTTGACGATGATTTTCAATTAATATGTTTTGACATTGTAAGCGATCCTTCAACCCCGGGTGCCTACATGAATCCAGACGACGATGCGGACTCAATGATGGAAATAAGAGAAAACAAAATGCCTATTGAAAAAATATTTAATAAAGCAGATAGAATTAACCGGGTGCTGAACTTGGTGCTGGAAGATTGATATGGATAATAAGAGATTAAAAAAAGTTTTAAAACCTTTAATTAAACAATGCATTAAAGAGGTTATTTTCGAAGAAGGTGTTTTGTCTTCTTTGATTTCCGAGGTTGTTAAGGGTACTGAGATGACGACTATAAAAGAAAAAAATTCACCAACGGCGGCAATCGAAAAGAGGTCCTCGCAAAATTTAGAAAATAAAAAGATGCGAAAGCAAATGAAGGAATCTAGAAAAAAACTTTTAGACGCCCTAGGTAAAGATGCATATAACGGCATCAATGTTTTCGAAGGCACAAAGCCGCTAACAGAAAGACAGGCAACCGGCGCCTCACCGAGGTCGGCACTAGAGAATGTTGATCCCAAAGATCCCGGTGTAGATATATCAAATATTCCGGGCGCGAATATTTGGAAAGACCTAATTAAATAAAGAGAGCATGTATAAATGTCTGTAACCAATGTAAAAGTTTATGCGCGAAAAAACGAATCGCCGGAAAATTTGATTAAAAGATTTGTACGAAAAGTGCGCAAAGAAGGCATAATGGAAGAGTTACGCGAAAGGATGTTTTATGAGAAGCCTTCTGATAAGAAAAGACGACTTAGAAAAAGAAGCAAGGTACAAACTAAATAAAATAACTATTTATTGGAGTTAGGAGAAAAAAATGAGTGACACAAACACTGCTACATATAATCATAGAAGTTGGGGCAGAACAAGAAGCCCAAAAAACCTAGCCGGTACGCAGGGTGGTAAAGTCACATTAAGTAGTGCTTCGGACCTACTTGGCATCACAGCAACAGACACAGGTTATGAAACTGAAAATCAAAGATATTTACACGTACTAACAGAGGACAACCACGCCGGCGCTCCCGGCACCATAAAGGTATATGGATATTGTCATGCTTTTTTGAGGTGGTTTGAACTCCCACAATCATTTACACAGGTTGGTGCCAACAGTGCACCGACAGCAGTTACTATACCAGCCCCAGCCGATTCTGGTCATGCCGACGCAGCACTTTTAACTCCAGATGAAAGGGAATATCGAACATATGAGATACTTGGTATTGATCGTGTTGCATTTGTTGGTAGCAACGCCAACACCGACTGTTACGCCGCTTGTTCCACTTTCTAAAACGCCACTAACACTTCATATGACTTTTTCCGTTTAAAGATACTATTTATTGTTAGCAATACGTATTATTAGGAGAGTACTCTATGTCATCAATGTTAGAACAGGCAATCATCGATGCCGCGGCGCTACGTGAAGCTGCTATTCAAAGCGCCGAACAGGCAGTTGTAGAAAAATTTTCAAATCAAATCAATCAAACGGTGGAATCTCTCTTAGAGCAAGACGAATTTGAACTTGAGGAAAAAGACGCAGGCGCCACATATGACGATGAAACTTTAGAAGAGTCAGACACACAAGCGGCAGATGACCACGACGCGCAAAGTGGCGAAGACATTGACGCTCAATCTATGTTGGCTGGATTAGAAGGCTTGCTAGATTTGTCCGAAGACACTGTAGTTGAGATTGAGCTTCCAAGTTTGGATGCTAACGATGAAACATTAGTGGGCAAAGGCAAAGATAAGGTCACGCCAGTGGTTGCGGAAGAAGAAACTGTGGAATTAAAGGAAGTAGAATTAGAAAAATTGGCCGAAAGTTTAAAATTTGATTATAAGCCTAGCCCTGATGGCGGATTTGCAAATGGTCAAATGAAGCCAACCAACGCTGCTGATGACACTCCCATGGTTGCAGAATTAGCTGCGATGATTGAGGAATACAACGAAGAGTTGGAAGAAAAGAATGCATCTCTGAAAAAAGAGAATAAAACATTAAAAGACGAATTAGATAAAATTTCTAATAAAAACGCTCAGTTGCTAGAGGCGGTTGAGCAAATTAATAAAAAATTCGAAGAAGTTCAGCTTATAAACGCTAAACTTTATTATACTAACCGAGGACTAATGGATACCTCCTTGAATGAGCGACAAAAAAATAAGATTGTCGAATCTATTAATGAAGTTAGTACTATTGAAGAGGCGAAAATAGTTTATGAAACGCTTCAAAGCACGGTGGGCAGTTCAAAAGGACGTAAGCCAGAATCACTTAGCGAGGCAGTAAATAAGCGAAATTCATCTTCAATGATTCTGCACTCTAGAAAGAGGAAGGAAGAAGACCCAGCCACAGCAGATTTTGCAATGCGAATGAAAGCTTTGGCAGGTATTAAAACTAGACATTAATAAACTATAGGAGGTATTAACAATGTCAATTGTACAAAAATTAACAGAAAATATCGTTAATCGTGACCTCCAAAAAGAAGGCGCCGCTTTACTTGATAAGTGGCAAAACACCGGACTTTTGGAAGGCTTGGGTGACGATGTACAAAAAAATAATATGGCTGTTCTCTTAGAGAACCAAGCCAAGGAGCTTCTTCGTGAAGCTTCATCGATGGCGGGTGGTGACGTTGAGGGCTTCGCGGCCGTTGCATTCCCAATCGTTCGTCGCGTATTCGGTGGCTTAATCGCCAACGATTTGGTTTCAGTTCAACCAATGAGCTTGCCCTCGGGCCTCATTTTCTTCTTGGACTTCACCTACACGGATGATCGTTTTACTCGGACTTCACCAGCCGCGGCCGGGGATCCTTCAGTATACGACAAGAACACATCGGTATATGGCGGTGGTCGAGTTGGTGCCGAAATTACTGGTGGTGTCAATATGTCAGGTTCATATGATCAGCGTCACCTCGGCGGCTTCTATGATTTGCAAACGGGTTACGCTTCGCCGACCGGCTCAATTAATACTACATCCACTGGTCAAACGACCATCGCGGGAATCGCCGACCATGGTATCTCGGCCAAATGTGGGGATACTCCATTTGGTGGGGATGAAGTGGCTATTTCTGCGCTGACCAATGCGCAGAAAACTGCTTTGAATTGGGATCCAGATGTTCTCAACAGTAATAGTGATGATGATATTATTCTTGTCATTGTTCGTTCCAGTCACTTCGCGACTAAACTGAATAAGGACAACCTGATGGCGTGTGATATTATTGAGAACGACGGCGATCCGATCGGTGAAGACGTTGGCTCAAGAGTCATTCGTAGACTGACTCACATGGGAACTACTCCTACTAACGGTAGAAGAGATCAGGTGACAAACACTTCGACACACATGTCATTCTATGTCCAAGTCGAGAAAGGTGGCGCCACCGCCGCGGACTACGATGATAACGGTAATATTGTCGTCATTCCGCTTAAGGATACGTTCACTGCAACCGGCGAAGTCGGCGGCATTACTGGTGGCGATCCGTGGGGACTGGAGTTGGTTGGTAACTCAAGCGACACCGAAGAGTTGGGCACCACCGATAAAAACTTTGATATTCCTGAAATCGATATCAAGGTTGATTCTGTGAGCGTCACCGCGATGACTAAGAAGCTCAAGGCTAAGTGGACGCCAGAGTTGGGTCAAGACCTTAATGCTTATCACAACTTGGATGCGGAAGTTGAGTTGACCTCGATTCTTTCAGAGCAGATTGCTTTGGAAATCGATCGTGAGATTCTCAATGATCTTGTTCAGGGTGCCAAGACTAGGTTGTACTGGAGCCGCAATCCGGGTCAATTCGTTAATCGCGAATCCGGTGCAGCTAGTACCAGCAACCAAGCTCCTCCGGACTTCACCGGTACGGTTAGCGAATGGT